ATAATTTAATAAAAAATTAAAAATTAAAAATAGGGTTATTTATTACTTGTTTTACTATTAGATTTAGCAATTTGTTTTTTCTTTAACTCAGAATCAGTTTTAAGTTTTTCTTTATCAAACTTTAGACGCTCATCAAATTGCCTCATACTTTCAATTAGTTTAGCTTTATCAGTAGCTGAGATAACATCAATACCATCATCTTCTGGAGTCATTCTAGATTGAGCATTGATATTAGCAATGATAATCTTAGTTTCATTATCTCTCTGATTAAGCATATCCTCATGCTCTAACCTAGCTTGCTCTTGCTGGAGTAGCATTTGTTGTTGCTGTTGCTGAGCTTGCATTTCTTGTTGTTGAGCTTGCTGTTGACTTTCTTTAATTCTCTTTTCTGAATTTTCAATCATCTTACGTTTTTCAACTAAAGAAGCAGTTGAATAGAGGTTAAGAATAGTAGAGAAGTCTAGCATTTGATTTTGCATAGCAGCTTGAGCTAATTGAGGAATTAAAGATTTCATTTGTTGAGTATCTGCACCATTATCTACTACTAGACCATAGTCAGATTCTGCAAATTCATCTCCATCAATTTCTACCATTTTATCTATACCATTAGGTAAGATATATTGGAATTTCTTAGACCTTCCTTTAAGAGCTATTTTAGCAGTTTCTATAAAACACTCACAAACTCTCTTTTTAACATCTTCATGAGTACTAAATAACCACTCTGTAATATGTGAGGATTGTAGGGTAGCTCTTTCTACACCACCTACAGTTTCTCTATTGGCTACTTGTCCTTCTCTTTGTCTATTAATACCAGATACTTCACCAAGCTCTGTTTTAATATACTCAAGAATGTTTACATATTGTTGAATAGAATTTCCTAATTCAGCATTGAGTACACCTCTAGAGTTGGTATTCATAGCCCCTACAACTTTACCTGTAGCAGCTCCTGATTTACCCTCATTCATACTATCAATAACAGCAATGTGATTCACTTTAGCATAGTGCATCCATTTAGATACTGTCCATCCATTAGGAATTTTAGCAAGGTCCATTTCAACAATAGTACCCCAGTTAGCTTCAATAAGTTTATTCAATCTATCATGAATAACATCATACAGATATGAATAGTTTTTCATCTTATCTACTAAAGAGAATGGAGGTTGTCCTTCTATACCATATATAGAACCAATAATACCAAAATGACATCTAGAAGGGTTAGAAATACTATTATACTGGACTACTTTAGGTCTCATGTTTACATAAACATCTTCACCAATCTTAGTACCTTCCCAGGCTTCATTAATCCAGAATACTTTTTCTTCTTCACCAAATTCTTTATTACAGATGTAGGATTCAGTTCTAAACTTATAATTCTCCTCACCTGTCATTTGGTCGTAGTACTTAATCTTCTTAATCTTTCTTCTAGATTTCCAATATACTCTAAGAACTCTTACATTGCCAAATCTATCAAATGGAGCTAAATTACAATTAACACTATCTGATTTAGCAATAGGATTCCAGAAGAAATCTTCAGAACTTGTAATAGCTTGTCCTACTGCAGTAACTGCAACTTGTGAGTTTCTCTCATCTACATTATCCATCTCATCTACTGTAGCCCCTTGTTTATAAGAACCTTTCTCAATATACTCAACATCTTTTTTACTAAGTACATCATAGAAAGTATCAATAACTCTACCAGGACTCCAGTAGTTCTCAAGAATAATAAGGTCAGCATTTTCAATTCTATTAGAAACTCCTGACCTATATACTCTAATAGAGTTAGGGTCAACTCTATCGAGAGTGGGTTCACCACCTACAATATCACATTGATAAATTTCTTCGCCACATACTAAACCATCAATAAACCCTGTGTTAAATATTTTAGAAAAATTATACTCTTTCTCATAATGCTGAAGAAGGTAAGTAGCTCTTATTTCTCTAGCATCTTGCCAAGAATAAGTAAAGAAGTCACCTAATTTATCCATATTAGCCATGAACTCTTCTTCAGATTGGCTAGTTTTTTCAATTTCACTTTGAACTAATTGGAAGAGTTGAGAAATCTTCTCTTCTTCTTTTTCAGAAATGGAAGTTGGATTAGTGACTATAACACGGTAGTCAAAACCTCTTGCTATTTCTTCACCAATAAGCAAATCCATTTTGGAGTTCATAATAGGATAGTGCTGGATTTTTTCAGGCACATAATCTACATCTTTAACTCCTTCTGGATTTACTACCAGTTGAAGGTCTTTCATGTGCAGAATACCATTATACAAATCATAATTGATTCTCTTTTGATAAAAACTTTTTCTAATAGCATCTCCATCAAAAAGAGATTGATTATCTGCCCAATCTACAACAGATTTTCTCCATGCTTTACCCTTAGCAGAGAAAGGTAACTGTTGTCTAGGAAAACCTTTTGTTACCATAAATAAATTCTCATGCTTTTATAAGTTTAACATTTATCACATAATTATACAAAGGTATGAAAAAAATCCCACTTATCCAAAAAAATAAGTGGGATTTTGCATCTTTTAAAGTTTTTTACTATTTTTACTGCCAACCTTCACTATAGTTGTTTTCAAAGAATGGGTCATTTGCTCTACCACTACCAGTAGGTCTATCCTCCCTGTTATTATTCATATCTCCCTGATAGAGTATCATCTTCTCCTCTCTATAAAGCATTACCATACCTAAAGCTCTAACACGGTCTACGTTTATATCAGGATTACACATAACCAACTCTTTAATCAAAGCTCTATTCCTAATGAAGTATAAATTACTAATAGTTACTTCTTTTTCCTCATCGCCTTCTTTTATAACTGTAGGCACAGGTTTAAGCAGCCAATTTCTAATAAGGTCATTAGCATAATTATTAATAGGTAATGTAGCATTGATACCTTTAGCTGTATTACCATAACCACTAACCTTTATAAGTTGTTTATCTTTTAAATACTCAGGAGTATCAGCAAGTAAGTGTGTACAATTTCTCATACTAAAATAGGAGAATAGTCCTTTCTTATTTTGCTCATACATACACTTAGCATTATAAAATAAACATAAAGCCCTTACTAATTCAAAGTTATCATCTGCATAATCCTGTCTACCAGTATATTCAGCTACAATTCTATCAGTATATAAATCAAGTACAATTGTAGAAGTTAAAGACATTGTATCTGCCATATCTGAGTCCACAGGGTCATGACCTATAATATATCTATCTGCAGGAACTTGGCCTTTTGAATTTTTCTCAGGTAGTTGAAATATCTCTACAGCACCTTTAACTTTATTATCTTTAGTAGGGAAATCCCTAATAGGTTCTTCCCCTGTAGGATAAAACTTAGCTTCTCCATTAGGGCCTACAGTAATAGTACCTGTTAATACATCATTGTATTCATTAGGATTAGCATCCAGTTGATTAAGTCTTTCAGTCAAAGAAGTAATAGGAAACATACTACCTCTTGTTCTCAAGATAGCTTCTTGTGGAGTAATAGGAATCTCAGCAATAGTCTTAGTAATAGCATTAATATCACTGGAGTTATACTTAACCCTAAATCTATCAGCTAGAATTTCAAGTAGTGCTTTAGTCACATCAGAGTTACCATTTTCATCATAGCATCCTTTTCTATTAATATAACCAGGAAAAAAGAATGTAATATTAGGTCTACCTTGTCCTTCAATATCATATACATTAGGAAGGGCTAACATCCTATAACCATTAGGATTATAAACGATTTCAGCAGCTCCAGCAAAATCTGATTCATCATCACCAGCAGTACCTATGAGGTACATCTGGCCGAATGAAAATTCACCCTCTTGTACAGAAGGAAGTAAAATCTGATATAACTCTAATACATTTTTAAATGAACCAAACTCCTCAATAACAATAAAATGTAGACGTTTACCACGAACTTTACTAGGGTCATCTTTAGCAGATACTCCATACACCTCATTAAGTGTACCTCTTTCAGTGCCTGTGTCCAAATCTTTATAACCCATTTTCCATACCATATCCGCCATTGAAGATTTCAATCTCTTATTAGGGTACTGGGTAGTTTGAGCTAGAAAATCTATATAAGCTTGGAACTTATTAAGAATACCATCAGAGGTTAAGAACTGTTTATTGTAAGCAGTAGCCATACATTTAACTTGTTCACATACATCTTCAGATTCTCCTAATACAAATAATCTGGCCATAATTGCTGCCATACTAAGACTCTTGGATTTTCCGCGGCTACTAATTTCACAACCATGTTTACCTTCATTTCTAGCTTTCTCTATATAGTGTAAACGCCAATAAATACCTTCCCAAAATTCAGGAAAGTCAATTACACGAGAACCTCTCTTAGAACCCTTAACAGTTTTAGTTTGGGGAATGGGACAATAATTCAAAAAGAAATATAAACTGCCTGGTACCCATTCACCATCAGAAGGTCTTACATAACCTTCTCTACATCTTCTAATCTCTTCCCAGAACCATTTACCATATTCACTATTAGGATTAGGATTAGGCCTTAAATGCGTATAGCAGCCATGTTCCTTAAAAAACAAGGCTGCAGGTCTAAAGTAATCCATATCCTCGAGTATATGAGGATGGCTTACATCTACAATAATTTTACCTTCACTATCCCTCTCTAAGTCTTTAGCTCTAGGTCTACCTTCGCTAATCATATACTTTATAAAGGGAGAATTATTAGTAAAATTAAAGAATTGTTCTTGTACTTCTTCAGGATAAGTATTTAATTGTAACTCCTCCAAAGAAGATTGGTATCTATTAAATGTCATCAGTTAAGTTTTTTAAAACCATCATCAAGGAGTGTTTTTTGATTTCCACCTCTTGCTCTACCTTCTTCTTCAATCTCTTTTGCCACAATTCTCTCAGCTTCTATTACATCCTTAGAGAGTTGAGGTACTTGTCTAATAGCCTGAGTAATGCTATTAATTGTATATTTAGGTTTGCCTTTATCATCTACTTCATATAAATCAACGTGCTCTAAGAAGTCAGATAATTTATCAACAGCTACTTTAGTGCTCTGCAACAGCTTATAAGAAATAGTAATAATATGTTTCTTATAAATATCAATAGCTGTTTGCAATTTTCCATCTATCTTAGTATCTAAAGGAAGCCCTTCTTGTTTGAGAATTTCTCTAAATCTTTCTTCCTCATCTACTATATAACTATAGCTACTTCTAGGGTCTACTAGGAAATATAAAATAGATAATTGCTGCATAAACTTTTCCTTATTCTTAGTTTTATCAGCATTATATAAATCCCTAATAGGCTTAATCAAGAAAGCTTCTTGAGTTGGTTTTATTTCATATTGTATATATTCAATTAAGTGCATAATATATAAATAAAAAGCCTAGCCTATCAAGGCCAGGCTTTGAGTTAAACAATAATACTTGTAGCTGGCATAATAATAGTTGATTTAGGCTTATCAGCTACAGGAGTTGTAGGAGTGGTCATTTCTTCTTCTTCATAATCCTCGATAACAAATTCAATATCTCTGTCCTCAAGAAGTAAGCAATCCTTACCATCGACATTAACAAAATCAAAG